CTGGGCAGGACTGCCGGTCAGGGATGAGACCGTGTTGGCGTAGGCGATCGCCGCAAGCTCCGCAGCTTCCGATGTGCCTGCGTAGATGGACGCGGACATGCGCGGGCTGTCGAGTACGTCTTCGGCGACAAGGTCAGCGGCACGGCCGATCCGCGAGAGCAGGATGTAGGCGCCCTGGCCCGGGGAACGCGGGTGTTGGCGGAAGACGCCGAGAGGGATTGGCTTGCTTGGCCCGGTGAGGGTGTCGATGCTGTTCAACCACTCTCGAACAATCGAGACAGCAGCCACGTATCCAGGCATTTAGTCCCCAACTCCCGATATCCTCATAAGGTGTTAGGAGAAACCGTCGCCACGCGACTCGCCGCCAAGCTCCTTGAAGCAGAACCGCCCATCACCGTGGACCGGCTCGGCCGACCGATCATCGGCCCTTGCCTGCTCTGGACCGGAGCCATCGTGCGCGAGGGGTACGGCGTCATCTGGGACAACGCACACGGCAACAACCGCAGGGTGCACCGGGTCGCCTACGAACTTGCCCACGGCGGTCCGCCCCCTGCGGACCTCGACCATCTCTGCCGCGTACGAAACTGTGCGGCAGTACCGCACCTTGAAGCCGTCACCCCCGCCGAAAACTCGGCTCGCGGCGACGTGCACCTGTACAACGGGAGCAAAACGCGCTGCCCGAAGGGCCACCCGTACGACGCAGCGAACACGCGCTGGATGAGGACCTCGGTCGGCGTGGGGCGCGAGTGCCGCGCGTGCGACCGCGAGAAGTGGCGAGCCGCCAACGGCGTACCGCTCGACGCTCCACTCCGATCCGAGCGGACGACTTGCAAGAACGGGCACCCCTGGACGGAAGAGAACACTTACTGGGCCCGCCGGTCAGCTGCTGACGACCGGCTCCGAAAGCAGTGCAAGGCGTGCAAGAAGGAACGCGCCCAGAAGTCTTAGGCGCCCCTGAGATCTTCAAGGGCGGGCCGCAGGTGTGGCTGGGCTCGGGTTCCCGGATGGTGCACGACCTTCGCGAAATGGACCTTGCCGCCCGCAAACCAGCGCAGCCAACCGTTCGGATTCCGGGGTCGGATGATGTGCGGTCTGGTCGAGACCTCCATGAACAAGCCGTACGGCTCGCCGTGGACGGTGCGGGCTGGGCTGGAGATGTCGCGGTACTGGCCGATGGGGTCGCGGTCCCGGTCCCATCGGATCTTCGACTTGAGGTAGCCAGGTGGTCGCCCGTCAGATCCATTCTCGGAGACGGGAGCACGACGTTGAGCTCCGATCTTCACCCTCTCAGCGAGAACGTCCAGATGGCGGCCGACCGGCCCCTCGTACGAGCGGAGAACACGCCACAACTCGGGCTCGTTCCAGACGATGGTCACGTCGGCCACGCCGTCACCTCCTGGTCAGAGCGGGTAGTCGCCGTACCAGACGGGGTCGGGCATCGCCCAGACAGGCATGAGGGAGCCTTCGGGCCCGGAGCCCTGGTCATTAATAGCGTCGATCAGCCGCTGCAGCGCCGCCGTCGCCCGCCGGTCAAGCTGCTCATACACCTGCACGTCGGCGTCGCGATTCGGGTACGCCAGCTCGATGCTGGCTGCGGCCCTGAGTGCTGCGGCTTCCGAGGCCAGGCCTGCCAGAAACGACGGGATGGCCGGGATGTTGCCGCCGACCGCGCCGAGGACCTCGGCCACCGCGCCGGCGATGTGCCGCCGCGCCTGCTCATCCGTCGGCGTCGTCTGCGCGTTGAAGGTGTTGAGCAGGCTGTCGTCGCCCGGCGCCGCGGCGGTGCTGCGCGTGCGGGTGGGGATGTGGTCGGCCACCTGCTCCAGGCTCGGCGCCCATGACGGATCGGCCACGATCCCTCCTCGCTATGTGGTTGTGGTGGTGGCCCGGCCGCGTGGCCACGGGGGAGACCGCGCGGGCCGGGCCACGTCCTATTCCGGCTTGCGGACGTACCGCTCCAGCAGCTGTTCGCGTGTGAGCGCCCCCAGCTCCGCCTGGTCGCCGCCCTGCGCCACGCCATACGCCACCAGCTCGGCGTGCTTGGAACGGGCGTTGACGGCGACCGGCTGCTCGCCGCCCTCCTGCTGCTCCACAGCCGGGGACCCGACTGCCACCTCGGCGATGAGGTGGGAGTCGAGCAGCTGCTTGATGCGCGCCTCGGGCACGTCGGGCGGCAGAATCGCGTCCTTGTAGAAGGTGTTGAGACTGGTGCCCGCGCTCGTCGTCACAGGGATGTGAACGACGCAGGGAGCCGTCACCTGATACTGCGGCGTCATGTCAGCCCCCATCACGTGCCGTTGATCTTGATACCGGCGCCAGGCTCCTGAACGACGGGCACCGTCTTGCGGCGACCCCACATCCGCCAGCCGTCGCGCTCCTCGATGCGCTTGGACTGCACCTGCACGGCCATGTCGTCCACGGTGTAGCCGGGCGCACCGTCCAGCTCGTCAGCCATCCCGCCGATCTGCAGGGTGTCGAACACCCACACGTCGTCGGCGCCAGCGGGCAGCGACGCCAGGGGGGCGACCAGCACGGTGAGGTTGCCGATCACGTCGATCTTGCCCGTGTAGACCGGGTTATCGGTCGTTTCCCGGCGCCGCAGGCTCGCCACGGTCGGGTCCGACGCCATCAGCGCGTACTTGTTCGTCGACATCAGGACTGCGTTGGGCAGGTAGCCCTGGTTGAGGTCGACGATCGACGCGACAGCCTTCTCGATGTCGCGCAGGACCGTCGCGCCGCCGGCCGACCAGGCGGCGCCCGCGGTGATCGGCGTCGCGGTGATCGCGGAAGCGATCGCCGACAGCGTCACCGAGTCGACCTGCTTGATGATCGAGTTGACCAGCTTGCGCAGGGAGCGGTCGACGGCGTCGCCGCCGTACACGTTGCGGGTCACCTCCTCGTCGGAGAGGAAGATGCCCTGCCCCCACTTCAGGACCGCGGCGATGGCGGCCGCGCCGGTAGGCGGCGTGTCCTGCGGGTATTCCGAGCCCGGCCCGACGGCCTCGACTGCTCGCGTGTTGATGATCGGCTCGGACACCTCGTACAGGACGGCGCCGCCGCCGCCGGAGGTGCGGAAGCGCTGGGTCAGGATCTGGTCGCTGATGAATCTGAGGTCTGTGAAGGTTCGCAGGCGGCGGCGGATCTGCACCGGCGACTGCAGCAGCCGGTTGATTGTGAGCAGATCACCAGAGAGAGTGGCGGGCGGCGCCGGGTAGCTGCCGGGCATGTCAGACCTCCATCCAGCGGACCTTGGCCAGGTCCGCAGCCGTAGTGAGGGCCACGCCGATCACTGAGCGGCCGTTGTTGATGTCGCCGGTCGTGGCGCCGGCGGCTACGGCGAGGGCCTTGACGGTGCCTGCGACGGCGCCGGAGGCGACCTGGTCACCTGCGGTGATGGCGGCGTTGGCGGTGGATTCGTGGACGGTGCCGCGCGCGTAGACGGTGACCCGCGCGCCGGACGCGGCGTCGAACGCGGCGACGCCGACGACCTTCGCTGACGGGGTCGCGGAGGCGGTGGTGGGAGCGACGGTGCCGCTGCCGGACACCTCGACGAGCTGGCCGCCGGTGATGGCGGCGGACGCGGTCAGCGTCATCGCCTTCCCGGGCAGGTACACGGGCGTGTAGTCGGCCATGATCAGACCGCCTTCCGAGAGAACATGCCGTCGAACTCGGCCTCGTTGTCGTTGTCGGCCGGCTCGCCGCCCGGCTGGCCCACGTCCTGCAGCGGCACGAGGCCGGGTGCGAGGGAGGCGAGCATCTGGCGGGTGCCGTCGGGGTCGGCGGCCCACGCCTTTTCCCAGTGCTCGCGGCGGGCGGGCAGGGTCTTGCCCGCGTTGATGGCGGCTGCGATGGCGCTGTCGCGATCCTCAGTCAGCTGCTGGGCGCGGGCGGCGACGCCCTGCGCGGCCTGCTCCTGCAGCGTGGCGAGCACCTGCGTGTCGATGGCGGTGGTGCCCTCAGGCAGCGCGGTCGCCGCGGCGACCGGGACCAGCTGCGGCTCGGGGGCGGGCTCGGGCGGTGCGGTTGCCTTGTCCATCAGGTCTTCGATGGCGGCGAGAACGGCCTCATCGTCAGCGTCGGCTTCGAGGCCGAGCCGCTCACGCAGGCCCTCGTCCAGAGCCATATTCGCTCCTTCAGTTATAGGGGTGGGCCCCGCGGCCGGCTCGACCGGGGGAGTCTCAGGCGCCGGAATGGGCGCGGGTGGTGTCGCAGGCGGGTTGGCGGCCCGCGGGGCGGGCTCTGGCCGGGACTCGGCGCGCGAGCTATACCGGATCACCTGGCTCGTGTCGGCGGATGCGGCCACGGCGGGGGCGTCCTCGTAGCGGATGACCACGCCAACGGGGTCGCCGAAGGTCACGGCTCCCTCGCCGTCGCCGTCGCCGATCTCGATCGGAACCCGTGACCGGCCGCCGGTGGCGTCGTCGATCGCGATGATCTGCATCGGGTCCAGCTCGATGCATTCGATCCAGATGTCCCAGCTCCGCCCGTAGTCGGAGGTGTAGAA